AACCTGGGAGCAAGAACAGGCCATGAATCCCAATCGTGTGGTCAAGACACGTGACATCGGAGATGGTCGTAGCGAAGTATCATAATAAAATTCAATAAAGATGATTTTATATGTCAATGGTGACAGCAACTGTTATGGCACAGAACTGTCCACTCCAGACAAATCATGGCCAAAATTATTGTCTGACACGTGCAGTGCAACACTAATTAATCAATCACTTCCTGGTGCCAGCAACTCAAGAATCATAAGGCTTACCAGAGAATTTATAAAAAAAAATAAAGATGTCAAAAATTTATTTGTGATTATTGCTACTACAACTTGGGAAAGAGAAGAGTGGTTACAAAACGAAATTTATTATAATATTAGCGCAGGAACGCCGTTGACATCATTGCCAGAGCACATGCATGCCAGATTCAAAGATTGGGTCGTAAATCAAACAGATACTGTGCGAACATGCAAGTCACAATATGCCCATCAACAATTTTATGATATTCATCTTGAGTTGAAAATGCAAAGTATAGGTCATTTATTTTTCCATGGCATAGATCCATTTATGGATGGTGCTAATTATGAGACTTTTGATAAATTTGATTGGGAAGAGTATTTTATCGATCCCTACAATCAAAATAGTTGTTATTATTGGTATTTGAAAAATCAAGGTTTTGAACCGACTTCTGGATACCATCATACTGAACAGGCTCAACATCATTGGGCTGAGTTTATTCATCGATATCTTAAAGAAAAAAAATTACTATGATATTGTATGTAAATGGTGACAGTCACACAGCAGCCGCCGAGGCTGCCAATCCCTATGCCTTTGCTGAAGACGATGCAGACTTGGCTTATCTGGGCAGGACGCCACATCCGGCCAACTTGGCCGTCAGCTGGGGACGCAGACTCAGTGAAACACTCAAGGCCGGATTCCATTGTGCGGCCGAAAGTGCCAGTTCCAATTATCGCATCCTGCGCACCACACGTGACTGGTTGCGACAACAGGTATCCTACAACGACATGCTTGTGATCATACAATGGAGCACCTGGGAGCGTGAGGAGTGGTTGCATGAAGGAGTTTATTATCAGGTAGGTGCCAGTGGTATCGACCATGTTCCGCAACCGCTACAAGAAAAATATCGCAACTTTGTGACAGGTACAGACTGGAAACTCAAAACCCACCAAGCACACAAAGAGATTTGGGCCTTCCACCAAGAACTAGCCGATCAAGGTATCAAGCATATTTTCTTCAATGGCAACAATAATTTTTCACAAATAACTGATCAACACGACTGGGGCACCAGTTACATTGGACCCTATAATCCCGAATCAACCTATGATGCCATAATACGTGCTGAGGGTATCTACACAGTTGCACCCAATAGTTGGCATTTCGGACCAGATGGACATGCGGTTTTTCATAGATTTTTGTTGAATCATATCATGAGCAATCGGCTTATCTGATTGACTTCTGTCCAGCATCATGTTATAATAGTTGTATGAAATATGTTCTAGTAGATACTGCCAATCTTTTCTTCCGTGCCCGACACGGCGCTTTCAGAGCCAGTGATACCTGGGAAAAAGTGGGTTTTGCCCTGCACGTCACACTGATGGCTGCCAACAAGATGGCCCGGCGTTTTGAAGCCGATCACATGGTGTTTGCCCTGGAAGGCCGTAGCTGGCGCAAGGACATGTATAAACCCTACAAAAATAATCGTGCCGTGGCCCGTCAGTCACTCACAGAGGCAGCACTAGAAGAAGACAAGATGTTCTGGGAAACCTATGATAACTTGACTAAATACCTGAGCGAAAGGACCAACTGTAGTGTGATACGTTGTCCCTCCGCAGAAGGCGACGACATCATAGCTCGCTGGATCGCATTACATCCCCAAGATGAACATGTTGTTATCAGTTCAGATACCGATTTTGTTCAGCTGGTAGCCAACAACGTCAAACAATACAACGGAATCACCGACGAACTAATCACCATAGAAGGAATATTCGATGCCAAGGGCAAAGCGGTTGTCGATAAGAAAACTAAGGAATCTAAAACAATCCCTAATCCTGAATGGCTACTGTTTGAAAAATGCATGCGTGGAGACTCGTCGGATAATGTGTTCTCGGCTTATCCTGGTGTAAGGACCAAAGGAACTCGAAACAAGGTTGGCCTACAGGAAGCATTTGAGGACCGCGCCAAACAAGGCTATGCCTGGAACAACTTGATGTTGCAACGTTGGATGGATCCCGATGGTGTGGAACACCGTGTGCTGGATGACTATGAACGCAATCGTACCTTGATTGATTTGACAGCGCAACCTGCCGACGTCAAGGCCGTGGTAGATGCGGCCATACGTGAACAGATTTCGCACAAGGACGTGGGTCAGGTGGGAGTGAGATTCATGCAGTTCTGCGGCAAATATGAATTGAACAAATGTTCGGAGTCGGCTGACAGTTTTGGTCGATGGATGAATGAAACATACAAAGGAGTACTCGATGACATTAGTAGCTAAACCCGTGATAGACAATGAATTTTGGATCTTGCAAGAAAACAATCGCAAGGTAGGTAATGTGCAGGCCTGTGCCGGCGGATACCAGGTACGCATACGCAACGAAACCTCACAGTTCCCCACCATCCGTATGGCCGCGCAAAAAGTCAACATCAAGTTTGAATCAAGACCCCATGTCACTGCCGTGGTCCCCGACAACCTGGTGCATGGATATCCCATCCAGGGACGTGTGTACAATGCCATGTGGTCGGTCACACAACAGTTACCTGTGTACACTCGTACCGCCAAGAGCAAATCATGGTTTGCGGCCGGCTGGTATCGTGTCAGGCGAGGTCGTAGCTGGCAGACCATGCTGGCGCCCAAGCTCATAGTGTTGCAACGCTATGCACATGCAGGACCATTCCATTCAGAAAGTGATGCCAATGACCATACATCTACAGAAATTCGTTGACCGTGTGCGCGGTCAAGAAGCCCGCGGTGCCCGTGACCTGGTCATGACCATGAACGAAGCCCGTGATCTGCATGCCGACATCACTCGCTTGTTGCTGGCCCTGCAGAACCTGCAAGAACAACAAATCAAAACCGCCAACACAGACGTGTTAAAAGTGGAAATACAAGGCGGTTCATTCTAAAATATACCTATATTTTGGCATAAATAAATGTAGGAGTATTATGCCATGAGCCGACCCAAGCCTCGCGTGTTGATCGAACACACCAACAAAGTGACCTACAAGACCGAACAGGTCTTGGCATCGGAAGGTGTGTGGGCTGTGTTCTATGAAAATCAACCCATCAATCTCAAGACCAGCAATCTCCTGGTGCAGTATCCGGGGCCCAAATACAAAAAGGTTTCATTTAGCAATCCAGGACATGCCAGGAACTTGGCACGCAAGCTGAATACGCAATTCAAGACCGATCGGTTCACTGTGGTCTTGCTGACTGCAGGTACCAATATCTATCCGTGATGGCCGGCCATGAAGATCTATGATTGTTTTTTATTCTACAATGAATTTGATCTTTTAGAACTTAGGTTAAAAGAGCTTTATGATCATGTAGATCATTTTGTGTTGGTGGAATCTGATTTGAGCTTTACCTGCCATCAAAAACCTTATTTTTTTGATGCCTTCAAAAAAAGATTTTCCAAATGGAGTGACAAGATCCTTCATGTCAAACACAAGGGTTCAACTCATGACGTTCCTTGGCACAACGAATATGATCAAAGAAATGCTATTCTATCGGGCATCGTAGATGCTGACCAGAATGATATTGTAATTGTCGGCGATGCAGATGAAATAATAAATCCAAGCAAAATTGAGATTTTAAGGAAAAATCAAGAATACTTGTTCTTTGGTTTTGTCATGCCAGAGTTTGATTTCAAGTTCAATTACATGCGCGAAGATTGTGCTCCTGAAATAATTGTCATGGCAACCAAGAGTCATTGGATCAAAAAATTTTCAGCTCAAATGTTACGCAATCAAAAGGCCAACATAAAAAAATTACCTTTTCACATAGAATGGCAAAAACAACCACGCACAGTACCTTTGCATTTTACTATACAACCAAATCAGGTCAAAATAATTGAGCATGGTGGATGGCATTTCAGTCACCTGGGAGACAATCAATGGTTGCTTGAGAAGGCTAAAAACACTTCGCACCAAGAAGACGTGACCGAAGAATTTTTACAACAGTTAGACGTTGAAAAAAGCATAAAAGAAAAAAAATGTTGGAACCGTGCCTGGCCTTATCGGTATGAAATTGTAGACCTAGATTCATACTTTCCCACTTCATGCCGAGATTACCCACAGCATTGTCTGCCTAATTCAGACATATCTGTCCAAGATATATTGAAACAAGATGATGAGAGATAAACTAAAACTCACCGAACAACTGGTCGCATTGCTGGATTCTGACCCGGGTATCACGATCACTCAGGCCATGCGCACCTGGTGGTTCAACATAAGGAAAAATGGTGGCATGCGATTGACCGGTCCAGGCTACGCAGTGTTTATAGAACAGTTGGACCTGGCACGCTATGAGTGGTCAATACCGGATCCACAACAATTCAATCAACGTGTGATATTAGCACTGGATAAAAAAATACAGATGCCATACTATATCGCAACCACCAAAGGCATGCCCAAGAAAATAGTTTTTTTTGGCAGCCAAGAAGCAGTCTGGTTAAATCTATATGGCAATCTGCAACAATTTCTTGACAACT